TGACCACGCTGGCATGAAAGCGGCTGATGTTGCTCGTTACGGCGTTAAGAAATTGGGCATCACTTGTCCAAAAGGTTCAGAAGCCGTTGCAATTGATGCGTTTTTAGCGGGTCGTAAATCAGCTCCTAAAGCAACAGCCAAGGCTATCGCTGCGCAAGACGCTGCCGTGGTTGGTTGTGCTGAAATGGATGCTTACTTGAAAGGGGCTAAATAATGGGCTTTCAATCTACTGTAAATAAGGCGTTTACATTCGGTCGCGCTGGTGAAATTATCCAAGACGGTCCGAGTCGCGTTAAGCCTTGGAATTTGAACAATCAAACCATTCTCCCTAACCGCATGGGCTACGCGTTCACGGTCGCTGCTGATGGTGTTGCTGTTGTCGGTGGCACGGGCGCATTCGCAGGTATTATGTGCAATCCTAAAGAATTTGCCTTGTACGGCGGTTCTACAGGTACGTTGTCGCCAAGCATTGATTTGCAACCGAACAGTCCTTGCGAATTAATGGACATGGGTATCATTGTTGTCTATTTGCCTGTTGCTGCTGCATACGGAGACCCCGTGTACATGGTTCAAGCTGATGGCTCGTTGCACAATGCCGCCGCCGCTGGTCGCGTTGCAATCACGAACGCCCGTGTGGTTAACACAACTACAGCAGCGGGCTTGACCGTTGTTCAACTCACTCAATAAGGCGAATCAATATGAAAGTATCTAAAATTCATTCGTCCATTGCCGCAGCTAGCGTTCGCCCGTTTGAAATGAACGAAGTTAGCGAGCAGGCTGTTCGCGCTCTTGCGCGGATCGGTATTGCAATGGATGCCGCAACGATTAAGAGTCAGCTAACTGCGTTATACGCAATGGACGCTGATTTTGGCACTCCGATTACAACTGCAAGTCTCCCGACGCCAGTGCAATTCTTGCAAACTTGGCTTCCTGGATTTGTCAAGGTAATTACCGCAGCTCGTAAAATTGACGAGTTGATTGGTATTCAAACCGTCGGTAACTGGTCTGACGAAGAAATCGTTCAAGGTGTTTTGGAAGCGTCTGGTCAAGTTAAGCAATACGGCGATCGCACGAACGTTCCTTTGGCAACTTGGAATACTAACTTCGAGCGCCGTACTGTTGTTCGTAGCGAGTTGGGCTTGTCCGTTGGTACGCTTGAAGAAGAACGTTCAGCTGCAATGAAGGTTTCGTCTGCAAATGAAAAACGTCAGTCTGTTGGCATTAGCTTGGAAATCACGCGTAATGCAATTGGTTTCAACGGTTACAACAGCGGCGCGAATCGTACATACGGGTATTTGAATGACCCGTCATTGGGCGCGTATGCCACTGTTCCGGCGGGTGTTGGTGGTTCAACATGGGCGCTGAAAACATTCGATGAAATTTGTAAAGACATTCGTCTAATGGTTTCTACGCTACGCAATCAAGCTCAAGACACAGTTGATCCTGAAACTACTCCTTTGGTTTTGGGTTTGCCGACTTCGGTTGTCGATAACTTGTCGGCGATTTCAGCGCTTGGTTATTCGGTTCGTCAATGGTTGAAAGAAACCTATCCGAAAATTCGCGTGGTGTCTGCGCCGCAGCTTAATCAAGCGAACGCGGGTGCTAACGTTGCGTATCTTCACGCTGAAACGGTTGATACATCGCAAGACGGCTCAACTGACGGTGGTAATGTATTTGCACAATTGGTTCAAACTAAGTTCATGACGCTCGGTGTTGAAAAGCGCGTCAAAGCTTACGTTGAATCGTATAGCAATGCAACGGCGGGTGTTCTGCTTAAACGCCCTTATGCGGTAGTTCGTTACACTGGTATCTAATACTAGCGCGTCATCTGAAACCGCCTACGGGCGGTTTTTTAACCCCCTGATAAATTGTGAATTGCTGTATAATTTAATTTTACAGTTCAATTAGTGAAGAGGATTATATGTCAAAAGTTTTTATTGCAAGTACAATCACATCGAGCGTTGATTATTGTTTTTACAAAGATATTAACGGTTTGCCGTTTGCTGAAAAGAAGATTCGCATTGTTGGCGGTGCAAACTTAGCGGGCGATGATAGCTCCAATGGCGCTTTGCAAGGTCTTGACGAGCAGGGGAACCCCGTTCCTATTTGGACTCCTTATGGTGTAATTACTGAAATTAGCGCTGAAGATTACGCGCTGCTTGAAACTAACGATACGTTTAAAACACATGTTGAACATGGTTATATTAAAAAGCTCGAAAAAGATCCTCGTGCGACCAAAGACGGCGTTAAAAAAATTGCGGCTGATATGAATGATAAAGATAAATCAGCCCCAACTACCGACGCCACGCTGGGCGCTACGGGTAGCAAAGGTTTAAAAATTAGTAGCGGCGCTGTAGAACAATAACCGCCTAATTTGATTTTAAATTAGCCCGCCTAGAGCGGGCTAATTGTGTTGCTTACGCAATAGGAAAAAGCTATAATAAAGCATATTTCAATTTAACTTGCGGGGATGTATGGCGGAAATCTTATTTGATGCTACATTGCTGCGAGCACAATTCCCCGCATTTGCAAACACAACTACTTACCCCGACGCACTACTTGAAGCGTACTGGGATCAAGCTACCAATTTTATTGACATTTGCGATTACGGGATGCTTGCTGGTAAGAGTCGTGTGTTTGCAATCAACATGATGGCCTGTCACTTGATTAAAATTGCAGCAAACATGCAACGCAATAAACAAGGTGGGTTTGTTTCATCAAGTACAATTGATAAAGTAAGCGTTCAAAAGCTTGCGCCCCCTGTTGCCAATCAATGGCAGTGGTGGCTAAATCAAACCCCTTACGGGCAGCAGCTACTTGCACTATTGCAAGTCCACACCGTCGGCGGGATTTACGTAGGCGGTGCTCCTGAGAGCGGTGCATTCCGTAAAGTAGGCGGGTTCTTCTAATGACTAAAGCTGCTGATGCACTTCGCAAACAATTGAAGAGTATGGATCGTGCGAGCGTTGAAGTTGGCTTTTTTGAGACTGCTCGTTATCCTGACGGGATGCCTGTTGCGCAAGTTGCTAGCTGGAATGAATACGGCACTAGCGGGCAGTATCCCACACCTGCACGCCCGTTTATGCGCCAGACAATCACGCAAGAGAAGCAAAATCTTAGCAACGGTTTTGCTAAGGGTATGAATGCAGTCAGTGTTGGAAAGCGCACTCCTAAAGAGGTGATGCAAACGCTGGGAAATGATCTTGCTGGTAAAATGCAGAGCACCATCCTAGACGGAGCATTTACTCCAAATACAGATTCAACAGCAAAAGCAAAAGGTTTCAATTCCCCGTTGCGCGATAGCGGGCTAATGTCTAAATCAGTAATAGGTGTTGTGAAGGGGCTAAAATGATTCCCGGATCTAATTTATTAGAAGAAGCATTTGAGAATATCGAAACGCAATTAATTCAATATAAAAAGTTCAATGGGCGTGCGTTGAATGCAGTGGGGCAATGGGTTAATTCGTACTTACCTGATCAAGACGTTGAAGCTTCTGTGCAAGCGGTTAACCGCAACACTTATCAACAACTAGGTTTAGACTTTCAAAAGAATTATATTCAAATTTACATTTGTTTGAACGGTGTTGCCATTACCCGAGATTCTGCGGGCGATAGGTTCTTGTATAACGGTAAAGAATACCAATGCGATTCGGAGTTGAGTTGGTTTGAAATGGACGGGTGGGTTGGTCTATTGGCGGTTCGTTTATGACTGATAATGAAATCTTTACACTGTTAATTGCACGGCTAAACGTATTAGGTTTCCCCGTTATCCAAAAGAATCAACCTAATTTAGAAGGTGCAACAACAGGGTCAGCCATTTATTTTGAAAAGTTGTTTGATAAATCAAATGGCTTTCCGATGATGGAAGAAACCTATATTGCCCCCGTACTGACCCCGCCAGTTGTTAGCGGCGGTTTTCGTGAACGTGAATACACCAATTATGAAACTACTTTGCAAATTAGTGCGTTTGCTTTACAAGACGTAAATAACACTTCAGCGCCTACAGCTAGCGACATTGTACTTGCTGCGTGTGGGTTACTACAGGCTCGCGCTTTGGTGCGATTGTGGCAACCGATAGGGCTTGGTATTTTACGGGTTACTACCCCAATCACAAACCCCTATTTTACTAATGACAAACAGCAATACGAAGCTTCCCCATCATTTGATTTAATTGTCACGCATAAGCGTTATAATGATGAAATGGTTGGGGAAATCACACAAGTTAAAGAAACGGGTTTATTCCCAATTTAAAGGATTCATTATGCCATTCCCTAATCAAAAAGTCCCGTTTCCCGAATTACGTTCAGGTGAAACTTCACCTTGGATTGAACTCAAAAGCTTTCCTGAATTTCGCGTTCGTTTGTTGGGCGAAGGTGTATTGAGCGCTACCGTTGATATTGAATTCAGCACCGATGGAACTACACCCACGCGTTCAGTTTTCGAAGCACCGTTAGCATTGAGTAACGCTTTCGCAGAAGGCACTACTAACCGCGCAAATTTACAAGGCTTCTTTCGCGTAGTTTGTGCCTCAGCGAGCGGTGCAAATGCCCGTGTAAGCGTTGTTGCGTATCAGGATGGGGTTGATTACCCTATTGTGAAAAATGTTAGTTTAGCTGCGGGTGTTGGGCAGAGTGGTGGGGGTGATGTTGGGGCGGTTGGCATAAACCGAACAGGGCAAGGGCTACCGTTTTTTGCTTTTCCTCGGAGTTTACCGCAGGGTGCTGTAGTAACAGGTCAGAGCGGCGCGTCGCCGACTGTAACGTATGAGCAATTTGACGGCATGTGGTGCATGAAGATTGTCACGCAAATCGGAAAATTCGCCGATATTGCACTGACGCTTCCTGCTCCGGTTAGTGTTCCTAGCGGTGACATTTCAGCGTTTGTCCATATCGAAAACGCCGCTGGTACAAACTCTGTGAATTTATACGCAGCAGAAGAAGTCGGATACGCAAACTACTCATATGCGGGTCAGCTTAATGCGGCCGCAGGTACATTCCCAACAATTGCGCGTGACGGATATGTAAATATTGGCATCAATTTGCCAACAGGTGACAACGTTGCAGACCCTCAGCGAGAGTGGGTATCTGGCGCAGGGGCGGGAATGCGCTTCGCGACAAATGCAGTCGTAGCACTGAAATTGCGCGTGACTCCTTTTGCTGCCACAGCAGCGACAGTCCGGTTATTCGGTATTTTCTACAAAGAAAAAGCAAAACCTTCAAGTGTCGTGATCACGTTTGATGACGGCTGGGATACGCAGTACACGGCAGCTTTGCCGATACTGCAAAAGTATGGTCTAAAAGTAAGCTTGGGCGTCATCTCTCCCTTGGTCGGAAGTGGCGGATATATGACATGGGATAATTTGAGAGAATTTGTAGACTCAGGAACTGGGGAGTGCTGTGTTCACGGTAACCCCTCAAACCCTGCATATCCCGGTCGACTTAATTTAGCTTGCTATGACACCGAGGAAGAAATTCGGGCTGATCTGCGCGCTAATCGTGACCCAATTGTTGCCAACGGACTGGCTCGAAATAGTTCGGAAAAGATTTATATTTACCCTCAAGGGGTATGGTAGCACGGCTCAGACGACCAGCGCATCCGAAACGCATTAAAAGCCGAAGGCTTTATCGCTGCACGCGGCACGGTAACAAACGCAGTCTCAATGCTTAGCGGGCGTTTTGAGAAACACGAAAATATGACTATTCCTATCGTCGGGCACTTGTGGTCTGCTACTGATGAAACGGCGAATATTAATCGGATTATTTCAAGAGTCACTGCGGCTGTAGAGCAAGGAAGAAGCCCTTGGCTCACTTTTCATCAGTTTCGCAATCCAACAAATGGGCAAGATATTTCTATCGCCAATTTTGAGAAAATCTGCGCAGCAATTGCTCAGATTGTTTCGGATGGGAAAGCGGTTAATTTATTTGCGTCCGAATTTATTGCGGGGCAGTAATGTAATCACACAGACTACGTCTCTGTATTGATAAACACAAGGCGGCAGCTCGCAATCACTGCGGGCTTGCCGCATCAGACAAATTTTTAAATTATAAGCGTGAGATTTTAAATGCTAGAACCAAAAAATACATCTTCACAAAATCTAATCGTTACAATTTTGAAATTAATTCTAAATTTTGTCGCTGCGAAATGGTATCACCTTTTTATGATCATGGTACTACTTGCTTGCTCAACAGCCACTTATGCGCTGTGGTACGTGAAAGACGATTTGCGTGAATTGGTACGTACAAAAATTGAACGTCCGACAATGAAATTGACTCGCATGGATACACTCACACCGCAACTTCGTGAGCAAACTGGCGCTGTTGCTGTGACAGTTAGCAAGATTAATGTTGCGGCAGATACGCGGGAATTAGCGTATTCGTTCACAGACAGCTCAACCGCCACATCATTATCAATTGGTCGTAGAACTACGCTGTTCACAGGCGACGATACTCGCAATGACCGAAATGTAATTCGCATTATTCATGGTGAAGCATTTTGCGATGAGAATGACGGCTTTGGTTTAATGCCTGAAAGCAACATTTCAACAATTAAAGTCATTTGTGTTATAGGTCTTCCTCCGGGATATAATAGTGAATTCGTTGGTTTGTTGGCAGTAGGGTTCACTGGAACCCCTTCAAATAAACAATTAGTATTTTCAGAATTAAACCGCGCTGCTGAGGAGTTATTGCGATGATGTACAAAAACACCGTAGTTGATTGGCCTCTGGACAAGAATACAATTCGCCGAGGTGTGGTTAATAACACGTTCGGCATGGTACGAAAAGACGGGGCAGGTTTGCCGCGCCCGCATCAGGGCTGGGATTTTTCAGCAATTTTGAATACACCATGTTTCGCAATCGCTGACGGTAAAGTAGCTGATGTTTATCAAAGCGCTGATTACGGAACCGTTCTTGTTCTAACTATTGGTTCGACAGGAATGTTTGCCGCGTATGCCCATTTAAACAGCGTGACGGTTTCTAAAGGTCAGCTTGTAACACTTGGTCAACAAGTCGGACTTACTGGTGAAACGGGAAATGCAAAAGGTATGGCTTTAGCTGATCAGCATTTACACTTTGAAATTCGCAATGTTCCGCGGGCGGGATTAGGTCTTGCGGGGCGCGTGTCGCCGTTTGAAGTTTTTGGAATTTGCCCTCTTAAAAATGTAGAACTCCGCGACTTGCCAAACGAATAAAAAGCTGGTATGTGGGGCTCCTTGGCGTGTATAATTACTGAGTAAAACGCGTTTACAGCTTTATCCTATAGGAGCCCACAATGGCTATTGATATTCAAAAGTACGTTAGTATCACATCGGGGGTCGGTGGTGGTGCGGGTGTTAAAACCCGTGAACTCATTGGTCGTTTTGTAACTCAAAATGTACTGCTTCCCGCAGGGACATTTGTTGAATTCACCACACTGCCCGACGTCGGAACTTTCTTCGGCACGTCATCTGAAGAATATCTTCGCGCAAGTGCTTATTTCAGCTTCATTAGTAAAAACATTGTCAAGCCGTCAAAGATTAGTTTTGTGCGCTGGAATGTGGCGGCAGCAGCCCCGACTGTATTGAGTGACGCGTCGGTTAAAAATCTAACTGCAATTAAAGCGCTATCAGCTGGCAATATTAAAATTGCAACAACGCTGGGCGGAGCTCCAATTGCAATTGGTCCAATTAACTTCTCTGGCGCTGCTGATTTAACGGCTTGCGCTACGCTGTTGCAAACTGCGGTACGTTTAGGCGCAGATGCACAATTAACTACCGCAACAGTTACGTATAACACGACTACACAGCGCTTTTCCATCACTGGTACGGTAGCTGGGTCTGGGCAATTGACGGTTAGTGCAGGCGCTACCAGCGACGCGTCGTTGTTATTGGGCTATGGTAAGGATCAAGTTTCGGTGGCTGGTATGGCTGCTCAAACTGCAATGGACTCAATTAGCCAATCCGCACAAGCAAGTGATAACTTCGGTTCATTTGCGTACCTCCCTGTCCTAACGGCTCCTGAACTGCTTACAGTTGCTCAATGGACTCATGCGCAGAATAATAAATTCATTTTTTCACACAAAGTCCTTAGTTCTGCAACAAGCACAATTTTTGACACATTGAAAGGCTTTTCTGGCGTCGGGGTTACACTGTATGACCCAAACACTCCAAATTACCCTGAACAATGCCCAATGGAAATTCTAGCAGCGACTGATTATACAAAACGAAACGCTAGTCAGAATTACATGTTTTATCAGTTCGGTGCTCGAAACGCGTTGGTGACTGACACAACTGTATCAAATACACTTGACGCAGCCCGTGTGAATTACATGGGGCAGACGCAGACAGCGGGTCAGAAGCTTGAGTTCTATCAGCGCGGTACGTTAATGGGCGATAGCACTGCGGCAACGGATATGAATACCTTTGCGAATGAAATTTGGTTCAAAGATTTCATTATTACACAGGTAATGTCCTTGTTCTTATCATTAGGCCGTGTCCCTGCTAATGAGAGCGGGCGCGGGTTAGTGCTCAGCACTTTGCAAACTTGCATCGACGCCGCAACTTTCAACGGTGTTATCAGTATTGGCAAAGAGCTGAATAACACGCAGAAAGCGTATATTGGACAAATCACAGGTGATTTGCAAGCGTGGTTCCAAGTTCAATCAATCGGTTATTGGTTTGATGTTGAAATGGTTCAATTTACAACAGATGACGGGCGAACCGAATGGCGTGCTGATTATCAATTAATTTACGCCAAAGACGACGCGGTTCGTAAAGTTGTTGGCAGCAACATCTTAATTTAATTCTAACAACGGGCTGACCCCGTTGTTTTAGGAGGTAGTAATGGAAAATATTTCAGGCTTTGGCATTTCAACGACAATTGTTGCGAGCCGTACTTTCCCACCGGACTTGCTGGAATTGGCATGTAACGGCTCGAAGTAAGTTCCTCCTTGCCTTTGGCAATAGGGGCGAGTCCTAATTGTTGTTTTCCGTGAATTAACGCACCTACGTCGGTAACACCACCCGATTTCATTAACCCTTCTTCCTGACCGCGTTTCCCCGCCCATAATGCGAAATATTGCTCCAATGACAATGTTCCCATTTCCTGCTGTTTCGCAACCTCGCGGGCGTTGTCAACCGTGTGGTTTGATATTTGCTCTTGCTTATTTAGAATGTCTCGTGAAGCTTGACGTTCTTTCTTTTCACTAACCATTTGGTCTTTACGTTTACCAATTTGACCTAAAATTTCATTGCTTTCTTCTTTCGCCCATTTTGCACCCAATGCTGATGGGAGCTTATTAGCGTCAATTTTAGGTGGTTCTAACGTTTTAATTTCAGTATTTGCTACCGCATTAAGACCTTTAATTATTGCATTAATCATCGTTGCAAAACGTTCTGAAATTGATAATGAATTAACGAGGCTTAAAAAGGAAAATTCAGATTCAGATGTAGAAAATCATTCAGTAAACACAAAAAAAATATTATTTTTTGAAGAAGAAAATTTCAAAAAAATAGAAGAAAAATCAAGAGAACTTGCATTTGCATTAAGTGATTTAGGTAATGCAATTTTTGATGC